TGTCATATCTATACTACCAGATATTCCTGCTGAACCTGTAAATGGAAATGCTGCTGAACCAGATGTAAATGCTGCTAAAGTATTTGCTACTGATGAATTCCATGCTGCAAAACCAAATCCTGCTGGTAAATCTAAATCCCCAGCTGCTGCCATGCTCATTAAGCTTTCGCTAACATAACTTGATACCATAAATGAAGTTGCCTGTACTGCTAAAGAATTTGCAGGTTCTATAAATGGAGCAAAGGTATCACTTGCTGTAATTATTAAATTTGCTTGGTTTGAACCATCTCTATTTTCAACTGATAATATATCATATTGACTATATTCTCCTTGAACACCAGAACTTACATTTGAAGTTGAAGCTTGGTTAGCTATTATACCCCATTTTTGATCTCCAACAACATATTCTGAATCACTACTACCAGTAATATCTCTCATATCATTTGGTTCTCCTGTTCCTTGTTTTGAAATGGATGCAGATTCAAGAATATACATTCCTTTTGGACATGCAATTCTTACATTTGTTTGTGATGCTGCTGTTGCGGTTGCATTAGCTGCTAGAGTTATTGTATTTGTACCGGAATTGTAATCTGTAATTCTTGTGAATTCATTTACTTCTCCTCCAGATGCTAAAAACATTCCTGTTACTATTGATCCTGTACTAAATCCACTCCAACCCACTTGAGGTACTACATTAGTTACTGTTGGCGAACCATTTGTAAAATCGGCTTGGACTCTAATAGTACTATTAAAATTAGATGCTGTTGAATAAAAATTCCCAGTTCCTGGTACAGTTAGTTTTGAAAATTGTAAATTTGGTACGCCCATGTTTTATTTTTTATTTTTTATTATTATTAAAATATAACATTAAATAATGAAGCTCCAAATGCTCCATCTGTTCCTGAAATTGTATATTTATTTTGTGTTGCAGTTAAATTTGTTGTTACAGATAATGATGAAATTGGAGATCCTGTAGCACCTGATCCAGCAGCACTACCTTGTACTGATGGGATTGCTATTTGTTTTTTATCTCCATCAGCACCACCACCATTTTGTAAACCGGCAGGTATTGTTAGATCAATTGGAGTAGATGTTTGATCATTAGCATAAAAATGTACTCCTTCTAGTTGTTGACTACCACTAATTGCTCCACTACATCCTGTTATTGTAATTGAACTTACATCACCTGCTATTTGTACTACACTTGCACTAAATGCTGGTACATACGCTCCAGCTGTTCCTGAAGTATCACCTGAATTTGCACAATCAAGTGTAAATAAATTTGCATTAGTTACTGTAACTGCGCTATGTAAATAGTCTTCACTTGCGTTTCTTACTACTACAACATCTCCTGTTGATAAACCGTGAGCTGTTTGGTTAATAGATAAAGTTGTTGTTGCACGTGTCCATGATATACCACCCATATAATTTCCGTTTCCTTTAATATATAAATCTAAATCAGTTCCTACTGTTAAAGCTTTATAATGGAAATTGTTATTTAATATTATAGCTGATCCACCTGTACCTTCAGCACCTTTTTCACCATCTGTACCTTGAGTACCTGTTGTACCTGTTGTTCCTTGTGGTCCTAATGGTCCTATTGGACCTATTGGTCCTACATCACCTTTAATACCAGTTGCACCTTGTGGTCCTGCTACTGTTGAGTCAGCACCTGTTTCTCCTTTTTGTCCTTTTTCTCCATCATCACCTTTTTGTCCTTTTTCTCCATCAGTACCATTTGCACCTACTTCACCTTTTTGTCCTTTTTCACCTGCTCCACCTGTTGGACCTGTTAGTCCAGTATCACCTTTAGTACCATTTGCACCTACTTCACCTTTATCTCCTTTTTCACCTACTCCACCTGTTGGACCTGTTAGTCCAGTATCTCCTTTAGCACCTGCTCCACCTGTTGGACCTGTATCTCCTTTAGCACCTGCTCCACCTGTTGGACCTGTTTGTCCTTTTTCTCCATCATCACCTTTGGCACCTTGTGGTCCTGTATTACCAATTAGACCTTGTGCTCCTGTTGGACCTGTTGGTCCAGTATCTCCTTTTGTTCCTGCACCTGTTGGACCTGTTGGTCCAGTATCTCCTTTTGCACCACCTGCACCTGTTGGACCTGTTAGTCCAGTATCTCCTTTAGCTCCACCTGGTCCTATAGGTCCTAGATTACCTTGTGGTCCTACATCTCCTTTATCTCCTTTTTCACCATCAACACCTTGTGAACCTGCTGAACCTGGTGTTCCAGTAGCACCAGTATCACCTTTAGCTCCACCAGCACCAACGGCACCTTGTGGTCCTAGTGGTCCTTCTGCACCTTTATCTCCAGCTACACCTTGAGCACCTTTTACTCCAGCAGCAATAGATGCTTTTGAAATTGTATTGGTTGCATCATCAATTTGCACAACATATCCTGTTGAAGCAACTGCTGGTCCCATATCAAATTTATTGTATGAGCCAGATAGATGTAATGATCCTGTTATTTTAAGTGACCCTGAAAGTGCGGGATCCGTACTATTACCAATTGTAATGTCGTAATTTTGGGCACCTGTGAATGCGTCAACAGATTGTGAGACTTGTAAAGCCTCTATGGTCAAACCTGTTTGTATATTAGTTTTATCTAGTGTTAATGCCATGGTATAAGGTTATATTTTATTATAAATATGTAAATTTTATTGTCTGTCTATGTTTACTAAAATTGTTGTGTCAGTAGTTCTAGAAGTAGGTAAAGGCTGCGCTAATTTTCCTACTGCTACTAATTCATTATTATTGTTATACATACCAACTGTTGAAATATAAGGTGAAAAGTATGAAGATGTTACAAAATTGTAAACTGTTCCATCATTACTAGAACCTGATATAGTAGTTGGATTTAATGAATAATTAAATTCGTCTTCTGCTAATGTACACTTATATTGCGTCTCATAAATAGTAAAAGAAGATGAAAATGATGCAGTTATGTTAGTAGTAAAAGCAAAGTTATCTACATCTGCATATCCTACAGTTCTACCACCATATTTTCCTGCTCCATATTCAACATTTCCATATGATCCTGTTTCTCCAGTACCTACATTTCTAGGTCCTCCTGTAAAAATTACCATTCCATGTTCGTATACTACGTTACCTACATTAATAGATTGAGATGGTATTCTTAAAGGGCAATCTCTCATTAATCTACCTTCTCCATCATCAAAATAACTACCACTCGGTGTTACAATTTTTAATGATTTAGGTTGAATAAAGTCTCCAAATAGTGACTTTGGAATAGACATTACTGATATTGTTGGGTTTACTGTTCCTACTCCATAAATTGCTTCTCCATATTTAGCTGAACCATATTTTGATCCATCTAAAGTTAAAACTGTATATGAACTAGTTGGAAAGTATTTTTCAGGTACTAAATCGGTTTGTTCAAAATTAAAATAAGCATTACTTCCTATTGGACCTATTGATGTTCCATCTGGTTGTATTGATGCTGTATTTACTTGTTGTACATCCCCATTACTACTTGATATGTAATTTGAATAATATAATTGTTGTACTGAAGCGTATATAGCTGACTGAGTATATTGAGTATCAGTTGTTCCTGTAGTTATTACATCATTGATTGGACTACCTAAGTATCTAGCTATATTAACATTAGATGCTGTTAAAGCATTACCTTGGTATTCAAATCCTTTAGTTAATTCTAAAGGTGATACTATTATATCTTGTGAGTTGAATTGTTTGTACGCCGCCATCCATTCTTAAAAATCTAATTTAACTCTAACTAAAGCTTCTTTTGTAAAGTCTTTGTTTAGAGGTTTTGATAATTTTGCTACTGCTAATAATTCATTTGAATCATTATATAACCCTACTGTTGTCATATATGTTTGAGGGTTGTTTATAAAATAATCATATATCACTTCACCTGTTGATCCTGATATATAGGATGGATTTTCACTATAGTTAAATTCTGAGTTTCTAGCTCTAACAAATACAAAATCTGATGTAATTGTTTCTTCACTATTTAACCCAAAGAACCCACTTCCTGAAATTGCATTCCACATTTTAAGTGAATTAACTGGTGAACCTGGTGTGTTAACAGATGTTTCTGTTTGTAAATTAAGTCCTGAAGCTGCGTTAACATCTAATGCATCTCCATTTAATAATATTGTTCCAATATCTGGTAAAAATAAACCATATGATCCACTTGCTTGTGAATATCCGTTTACATTAACTGATGTGTTTGCAACACCATCTGAACCTGATACTATTTGATATGCTCTAGTTGTACCATAATATGTTGGTAAATTAACACCTGGTGTTTGAGAATTATCTGTTAAATGTAAAGTTGTTTCACCTGCACCACTTCCACTTAGTCTTAAATTAAAAGAACCTGGAAATAATGATTGCTTATATCTAGATCTTTCAATACTTAAAGCATAAATAGAACTACCTGTTACATCTCCAAATACAAAATCTGCATTTTCATCTTCTAATACTAATGTTCTATATTGTCCATAAATTGTTGATGCTGGAGATATATTTGATACTAATGAATTGAAGGCATAAGCACCTCCACCACTTTTATTACCGTAGGCAATTTCAAATTGTGCAGTTGAAATAGAAGATGTAGGGTTACCATTAAAAACGGTAGTGTAATATACACCTGAATCACCCCTAATCTGATTAGATTGGGTGAAAAAAGTTGTTAACGTTGGTTCATTATTTGACCAACAAGTAGCTGTTTGCGCCTGTGCACTTACTACAAAATCGTCTGCTTCTAATCTTTTGAATGCCATTTATTTATTTTTATGTTGTTGACTTAGTTATTGTAATTGGAATAGTAATTCTTGCTCCACTATCTAAACCATTAACTGTTAATGTACTTAATAATGTTGAATTTGATCCAAATAATGTGTTTACTGTTGTTGCTCTTAACGTAAATTGTGTTCCAACTATCGTTGATGATACATTTGTTCCAATTGTTGTTGTCGCTGATGCGTTAGCACTAGCAGCAGCTGTTGTATTAATACCTGTTCCTTCGAATGTATTTAATAATCTAATATCAGCAATTGTAGCTGAGTATCCTGCTGTTTCGAATACTTGGTCATTACCTAAATAATTCAATGTTTGAGGTGTTATTGCAATTGTAGCACCCTGTTGTAATGTAATAGCATCATACCCTAAATTAAGTATAGGTAATTTAGCTGTACCTCTTGGTAATGTAGCTAATTTATATTTCATTATTTGTGATTCCTCTGGAAATGCTTCTAATAAAGGCATTCCATCTATAGCTTGACCATAGAATGCAGAACCTGATGGATGAGTTGGTTGATAAAGTGTATAATCAATTTCATCATCTGAAAGTGCAAATTGTGTGATTCTAAAAGAACCATCGTTAGCTGCTAATAATTCTCTACCTTTAGTAGTTAGAATTGCGTCAACTGTTATTACTGAATTATTTAAATATCCCATTGTTGTTTTTTTATATAAATATTGTTATATGTTATAAATATGTTACTCTATTAGTTTCTTATCTCTTAGGTCACGAATCACTTTATCTGGTTCAAGCTCTATTGCTGCTATCGGATATTGTGGAAATATTATACCCGATGGTGTATTATTTTGCTTTAATAAAGGTTGATACTTATCAATAAAACTTCCTGATGGAGTTTGTACTGCTGATGAAGTAGTTGCATCACCTGTTTTTACCTCTCCACTAGCATCAAAGAAATTAGTTGTTGTATTATTACTAACTACAAATTCTTTTTCTGCTGGTAACCCACCATAAGGGAAAATATTGTCAATTACTATTGAATTTGGGCTATATCTATATCTCCTTAATATAAAGAAGTTAAGATTTGTTGAGGGTGATACTGTATTATCTAATATTAATTTTAATTTGTTTACTTGATTTAGTGAATTATTTTCTTGTGGTGTAATTACTTCTTGTATTCTAAATGATTTTGATTCATTATTTTCAAATCTAATTTCATCTCCTACCATAACAGACCAAGGTATGTTATTTTGAGCAATTACTGTATCTGCTGGTTCTAATCCTCCAGGGAAAACTTCATTTGATGAAGCAGTATAAGGTAAAAATCCTTGGTAATAGCCATTTTCAACCCCATATGATGTATTACCATTTGGTGATTGTAATTCTATAACATTCAGTACAGGTTGTGCTGCTGATTGTGAAAAATCCCAATATGGGTAATTTAATGCATTATTTGTTGATGATTGACCACCTAAATCTCCTTCAATATTAGTTGAGAAAAATGGACCACCAACTGTTAGGTTTGGTTTTGTCCAATCCGTATACCAACTATAAGTTGGATTCCAAAAATTATGATCATCCTGTAATGGTTCTGCTTGATAATTTAAATCAACATACCATCTATATCTTGTACCTGATACTAGATTTTCATCATCAGCATTAGATAAATTTATTATATATTTTAAATAATCTGCGTTTTTAAGTTCTTTACCTGCTTGTGTGAATGCATCTTTAATTTGTTTCCAATGAATTCTAATTTTAAATTCTGTTCTGTTTAGTCTTAAACCAGCATTATTTTGCCCCAATATAGTTCTTAAATTAAATGATTCTGAACCATTACCATAATAACCTAATAGACTAGGTTCTGAAAGTAATTTCATTTTACAATTTGTCCAACTATTTGTAGTTAATGATGTATTTGTTGTTTTTTGAAGTCTTACAACAATATAACCAATATAACTTTCGTTATAATCACTACTATCCCAAAAACCACCATTGTCCGTTTTAACCTTCCATATAGCTGAGGATTCTTGTTGATAGTTTAAAACTATTTTATAATCATCAGATAAAGAAGGTGGGTTTAAACTTGTTATACTTGGATTTGTTGCAAATGGGTCTGGTGTGAAATAATACTCTCCAGCATTACCCACATAATTAGGCTCCGATACTGATTGTGTTATTAAAGATGAAGAAACATATATGTTAGCTCCACTACCTGATAATCCATAATCTGTTGGGTAATCTATATCCGTGGTATTTACTGCTATTGATGATGTTATTCCACCTAGTAAATTAGATAAAGTAATTAATTTATCATTAAAATCAGAGGCATTAAAAACGTTACCTTGAGCTGCTAAACCATAATTACAAAATGGAGCATCATAACTAGATACTCTATCAGGGTTACCTGCTAATGGAATTGAACTTGTAGTATTAGGGTAATCTTCACTTCCTGAAATTGCAAATGTAGACGCACCAGTTTGTGACCATAATACTGCTACTGGTTCTTTTGCTACTCTATGTATGGTTTGAAAACCATTTAAATTATCATATTGAGATGAACCTGATACCTGATTAATACCAATTCTACCTAACATTCCTTCTGTCCAGCTTCCTTCTAAATCATAAGCTGTGTAAGGTGATAATGTAGGTTGTAAAGCATCTCCTGCTTCATTTATTAAATATTGTACATTAAGTAATATTTTGTTATTAACTACTGGGTATGGATCTATAATTTGATTTGCAAACCCAAAATATGTCGTTAAATAATCAACTACAGGTATTACACCAAATCCAGTTTCATTTCCACCTTCACCACCTAATCCTTCTATTGTGTTTACTCCATTAGCTGTTGATCGTGAACCATTATATCTCGGTAATATTGAGGGTAATGTTGTATAATTAGATTCTGGTACTGTTGATTTACGAGCTGAACCTGATAATATTTGTTGGAAATTAATTGGGCTATAAGGATCAGTTGAATAATCAACTTCTTGAATTAATTTATTTCTTCTGTATTGTGATACATTATTTAAAATTGGTTGACAATTATAAGCATTACTAAACCCATTTGTTGATTCCGATCCTGAAAATGCATTTTCTATTAATGTTGGTACTGGTTTTGCCCCACCACCGGCTAATTGATTATTAAATTCTAAATTATATTCTTTAACTACAAGTGAATTTTGAATTACATCCCCTGTTGATTTTGATACCGAAATTGAGACATTTAAACAATCCTGGAATGAAATTGATTCCGAGGGTATTAACAAACTCATCGTATATGGTTCTGGTGTAGTATGAATGGTTGAAGACCTTAATTCCGAAGAAGTTAATGGTGTTGAACCTATATTAGGTATGCTATTTGGAAAACTACCAGTATAAATAGATATTGAAGCTGTTGTCCATGTAGTACCAGGGGTTGAGGGTTGTTCACCATAATCTCCAGTTCCATAATCATCTGTTCCAAATACTGCTCCTGGTTCTTCACCTCTCCATACATCTACTAACATAGAAGCTGTTACTTGGATGTCTCCTGATGGTAATTGATTAAATACATATAAACCATCTTGTGATGAGGATAATGAAGATGAATATGAAATATAAACATCATTTACTTTACTTGCAAATATTCCCTGTACTGGGGCTACATTAGTTGTATATGAAGGGTTTGTAATATTATTTGAAAATGTATTATAATTAATAGTACCCGCAAATGATGGTGTGCCTACTAATGCATTATAATCAGCATAAAATCCTTTTAATAATTCAAAATATTGAGGGCTACCATCTGAGCCAGTAAATGTTATTGTTATATTAGTTGCTGCTGATGAATCTAATTCCGCTCTATATGTTACATAATCATTATATTGACATAGTAAACCAAATTGTGTAGAACCACTAGCTGGAGTTCCATTACCTGCTGTTGTAGTAAATGCACTTGATGTATAACTATATTCTCCATTCGTTAATGTCTGAGTTGATACTTGTGCTACTTGATTATCAGTAACACCTCTGCTCTGATTAATTCTATTAACAAGTTGTGGTGATTGTATTACTACATTTGTTGTTACTCCATTTAAAAATGGTTGATTTGGGTTAGATAATGTTCCGTTTGCTACTGTAAATTCCCAGTAAGTACCAGGACCAATATTGTCTATAGATGTTACATCATAAATAATATTATTTGATGGGTTTGAATTTTGTTCTATTCTTATTTTTCCTAATGTTTGACCATGTGAGGCAAATGATTGAGAATAAGGGCCTAAATTTAAACCTATAGCATAACTATTCGCTAATGATATTTTAGTAGCTGATTGCTGTGTTGAATTATTAATTGCTACTTTACCTGCACCTGGGTCTGCTACTGCTGTTGAAGCATTAAATCCTATAGAGTTAAATGATTCTGATACATGCTCTTCATATATGCTATAAAATGCTCCTGCTATTGGGAAACTACTTAATGTATGATATTTAGTAAATATCCAAAAATCAACATCTCTAGTATCATGATATATTGTAAATGAACCACTATCTAATGACTGTGAAACATTACCACCACCTTCATTTCCTACTACAGATAATTGAGCATAATCATATGCATCATTAAAAATTGTTCCTGTACTATTTCCTACATTTGTATTAACAGGGCTACCAACAGGTAAATAAGGGTTTGCTGGTATACCTGATCCTGTTTCTGTTAAAATATATGATTTATATGGTCTGTGTAAATAAGGATTGTAATTATAAGTATCTCCATCCCCACCAACAGTATTAAATCCTCTAGAAACATAAAGTTCTTGATTGTCCCCTATTGGTATTGTAGTAGATGTAAAGTTAATATTACTAGCTTGTAAAGTAATAACAATATCATCTGATGTATTAATTCCTATAAAATTTAATTGGGCAGCCGTTATAGTAATTGTTTCTCCAACTTGCCAACCATCAGAAAGTGGAAAACTACCATTACCTGATAGTATACTAACTTGTGTTACAGCAAAAACCCCAGTTGTTACTTCTGTAGATACTACTGTTAATGCCGCATTTGTACCGTTTAAACTACCATTTAAATTTGTTATGGGTGTTCCACCTGCAGCATTTGTTACTGCTATAGAACTATAATTTATTCCTGTAGATGAAGGAACTAAATATCTATGCTCAACACCATTATCTACTACATAAGATACTCCAGCACCTAAAGAGGATATTTTTGAAGTATAATTAGCATTTAATATTGGAGTAGTGTCTTTAATACTATCGATCAAAGTATTCATACCTGATTTCGTACTCGATCCAGATACAAATATTTGATTTGTTGTTTCTTTGTAATAATATTTTATGCTACTCATTGTCTATAATATAATTATAAATATTTAATTTATCACGTTTTCTTAGTTAAAATATGAACTATCTATTGTTGCACCAAACCCATTAGAATTATTTGAGGTAAACCATTGTTGTACTAATATTTGTGATGATTGTCCTGTTCCATAATTGTTAAATGGTGTTAATACTACATATGCTGATCTTACAAATGCTCCATTTGATGGATAAATACCTGGAGAAATTGAACTACAAGTTAATGTAATAGTATTAGGTGTTGAAGTAACGGGTGATGTTACTGATAACCAGTTACTTGCTGGGAATGCTAAATTTTCAACATAATTAATTGATGTTAAATATTGTACATTAGCTCCTCCTAATCCTACAACATCTACTGTTATAGTACCACCTGATTGATATTGAGGTTCCCAACTATAAAACCCAACTCCATTAAATAGTGTATTTACTTTTCCTGGTGGTTGAGGTACAACTAATGGGCTTAACCCAATATTTGCTAAGGATGGGGATGGTGTAGTAAACACATCAAACCCTAACCCCAATTCAACAGTTGATGCTGTAATTGAACCTGTATATAATTGTAAATCTGTTGTTCCTAAATTACCTACTAAACTAGAATTATCTAATATTTGTGTTGTACTTGCGGTAACATTAATAAACCATGGTAATACACTTTGTGTATAAGGTTCAAAACCATCATAATCATATTCTCTTGATGATGTTGTAAAGTTATTAAACCCAAATGGATCATGATAAAAACCAGATGATGTTGTTAAAAATATTGTTGAATCTCCTGGTGTTGCTTTATAATAATTAGCTTGACCCCAACCTCTAATAAATGATTCTGTAGGGAAGCTTTGTGCTTCAGGTGGGAAATATCCTTGGGGTATAGATGAAGTTAAACCTGATTCAAGTATTACAAGAGGATCATCTCCTGATTGTGTTGCTTGATATATAAAGTCTCCACTAGCACTAAAGGATAAATCGTAAGTTTGTGTATCAAAAGATGTAATTGCATCTGATGATGGTTCAGAGAATATGTTTAATAAATTAGATATATCTCCTAAATTATTTGATGGTTGGTTAGTTGCTGAACCTATATAATAAGTTTGGAAGCCATTAATAGCATTATTTAAATAATCTGCTGCATTTGTAAATGTAAATGTTACATAATCTGCTGTATTGATGTATGGTCTAGTTAATTCACCATTAACATCTTTGAAAGACATTTTTATGTATTTTACTTTATTAGTTACCGTTTGTATAGGTGTTGAAAAATTGTCTGCCTCTAGTGCAACAATTAAAGATTGATCTACAACAGCACCTATTATAGGGTCTAATGTTGCTAAATCAGTAGTTGATATTTCAAATGTGTCTCCAACTGCATAATTAGCTCCTATATTAAGTATATTTGCTGTCATTATTGGTGTTCCATTTTGAATAGATTGTGATAATGAAATTTCAATACCACTACCACTTATTGAAGTAGTTTGAGATGGTGTAGGTGTCCATGCTGCTGATGATGCAGATGATGCTGGGTATGATGTTACTGATACATTAGCTTGTTTTAAAACAAATTCTGCATCTCCTGTTCCTCCTGGTCCTAAACTAGTAGAATTTAAATATGCTTCCGTAAAATTAATAGTTTGACCTACTTGTGCTGTTGCAGGATTACCTCCTGCTAAATTGCTTGGGTAAAAACTAATAATATCTCCACTTGCATTTGTAAGTAATGATCCCGAAATACCACCATCTGGCGATGTTGAAGATGAGTAAGTACCTATATACCCTTCAGAACCGTCATTAGCTACTGAAGTATCTGCATGTTGACCTATTGCAAATGCTTGAGTTTGGTATCCCGTTGCTGTAGGGGAACCAACACCTGTAATTACTCCTAATGCTATTGGTCCTGAGGAAGCAACAGTATAAGGTGATTGTGTTATTGGTAATTCTTCTCCTAAAAGTAATACATCAGCTAAACTTGATGTTAATGTATCTGCCCAAAACCATACATTTCCTGCTAATGGTTGGAATTCAGGACTTAAAAAATTATCTTCTGTAAATGTTGCTTCATTAAACCATTGGATAAAGAATTGATAATCAACAATTGCATCTTGTCCAAAAAATGTTGAACATATGTCTTTTAAACCTACTGGTAAAGATCCAGTACCTGCTTGGAATTCACCATTATAAAACTCACGTTGATCTATTCTTGGTAATGTATATTGTCCTTGACCTGCACCTAATGTTTTAGATGCTGTATTTGGACTACCTATACCTAAAGTTGTTTCTGAGTATTCTTCAAATCCTTGAGAAAATCCTGGATATAATTTCCAGAACATTGAGCCTGATATTTCATTATTAGTTAAACCCGTAGTAGGTAAACCTCCTATAATAAAACATACTTCTAAAGCTTCATTGTCAATATATGATACTGCTGGGTTGTTTTCTGTTACTGTTAAGTGAAATATAATATCACCAGATGATTTAACTACAGCTTCTTGACCATACAATGATGGGGATATTTCTGTTCCATCACTATAATCGGCATCTCCAAAACCTCCACCTTCTATGCTTTCCATGAAATTTATTTCATGTGTAATCATACCATCTACCCCTCCATCAAGTTGAACATAGCATGATTGGCTAAAGAACATCGATGCTGAGTATAATTGTTGTAAATATAATTGAGGTATAGCTTGGCCATCTGATTGTGAGATGTTAATGCTCATTGTATTAGTGGCTGTACCTACTGTTGAGGTAAATCCTAGAGAACCTACTGTTGGAGGAATATCTAATTCAGAATTTGATGATGTAAAGAAATAATTATCAAAGCATACTTTTTGGTCTGATGCACTTATAGGTGCAGTATATAAACTATTATATGGTTCAAATACACCACCTGTACCACCATCAAATACTTCAATTGAAGAACCACTACCCTGAACATTTGCATATTGAGGGAAGTTTGGTGCCGTTTTAGCTAATGCTAAATTATTAGAATCTAAAGTTATTACTATATCATTTGTTGCTGTAATACCAGTTGAAGCTAATGTTGCTTGGTTAATTGTTATTTCTTCTGTTCTATAATAATCACTACCAGTATTAATTACTGAAACTGATTTTATATTACCACTATCAACATGAAGTTGGAAGGTTGCACCTGAACCTGAAACTCCATTTACTGATCCTGTTATTGGTAATTCTGAACCTGTAACATAAGAACCTCCTGGAGTAATACCTACAAAATCAACACTATTAAATGACAATAAATCATTACTAATTAAAGCCCCAGATTGTGTATATTGAGCTGTATCAAAGTATGTTGGTACTTCTGTATAATATACTTCATAATCCCTTGGTGCCGATTTTACACTACCAGAATATTCTGGTATAGAAAACGACATTGAAGGTGGTGCTTGTTTATTTCTTTCTAATAAATTTTGTTTTATTACTACACCCGATGATAAACTTGTTCTTGCAGGTGTAAAATCTTCTATCATTTTAAATAATGAATTATCAAAGAATTTAATTAACCTTACAAAATCATTTACATCATAGCTTTTTATATATTTTGTAAAATATGCATCTCTTAAGGCGTCTAATTCTGGGTATGAATAAGTTGACTCAGATATTTGTCTTGGGTCTCCTATATAATCTCCTAAATTAAAATCACCTACTTGTGCTATTATATCATCATTAATTTGGTCCTGTGGAGAAAATGCTACTTCTAAATAATTAATATTAGGAGCACTTCCACTAGGGTATGGTGTTTGTTGTATTGATCTATATGGTGATAAAGTAGAACCTGATGGGATTGTAGTTGTTACAATATGTACTTTATCTGTAATTCTATTTTTAATACCTCCTGGTACTTGGTTTAAGAAAATACTTTCTGTATTTTGTATAAAAGATCCTGTCAAGTAAAAATTACTATCACTAGCAAAGGATTGGGTTATTTCCCATGATCCAGTTACTTTAGGGTGAATAGAAGTTCTACTACCTGTGTTTAATTCTGTACCTAAATCTGCTCTAAACATTAATTCATCTGGAGCTGTATTAACACCTGTACCTTGTGTTGAATAAGGGTTAACTACATAATCAAAGAAAAAACTTTCACTTAATGGTGTATCCCAATATCTTACTTCTTGTAAGGCACCAGATAGTGGTGCGTGATTTAATGAATTTAAAATTAAATTACTAGCACTAGGAATATAAGCTGTTGTTGCTGTCTTCCAATATTGCCCCTGAGTTACTGCTATATGATCGGATCCGCTAAATCCAATTTCTTCTCCTATTCTATTTGCAACATAAAGTGATGCAGTAGTTGTATTATCATAATCATAAGTTGCTTGTACTGACCACCACCCTTGATCAAAGAAAGGTAAACTAACACTTGCAGATCTACCTGCAGCATATCCTACTTGACCTTCAGGATAAAATGCTAAAGTACCATAAGCATTACTTTCACTTGGAACTGATCCACTCCAACTTCCTGATATTGTGCCATTACCGTCATATTCTAAAGTTATAAATGCATTATTATAATCTAATACAAATAAATTTTGATAAAATGATGAGGTTGGAATTCCTGTTGTTTTAAATCTAAGTTGAACAGTTTGTGGGGATGTATCTACATTAGGCCATGCTGAATTCCCTGCCCAAGATGATGTTATATAAGTTGGGTTACTAATACCTTCTAATTGTAAGGCATAGTTAAATTGGTTTTGTGAATAATCCCAATCTTTAGTTGTGTCTCTATCTTTACTTCCAAATTCACTAATTCTTAAAATTGTATCTGGGATCCCATAAGAAGTAATTAATGCTCTTAACCCTCCTATTGTACCTTTACGTTTAAGTAAATTAGGTAGGTTGTGGTAAATACGTTTATATAAACGTTTATTTACATTGTCTAATGGGACTATGTCATCCGAAGCTGATATTTCAGTATCTACGTATTCATACCCAGAAGGCGTGTCAACTTTGCCATTAATTGACCCCGTCATATATGGGAAAGGGAATGTACTTCCTGAAGGTGTTATACCTAAAAACGCAGTATATAAATCATCAGTATTAAAATTATTACTATATAGTTTTATACCAAAATCCTTAATTGCGTCAGCTACTAAATCTTTAGAAATACCATAATCTAACCTATTATCAGCATCAAATCTAGTAGTAATATTTTTTGTGTATAACCAAGTATTATCGTATTGTTGAGCTACCATATCAACAAATAACTCATATTTAGCGTTATTTGGATCTGTTTTTAAATACTCGGGTATTGTGTTTTTTAAATAATTATCATTTTCTTCATCATAATTAGAAGCTGATAATGATTGGCCTCCATAATATGCATTACTAGGATCTGCACTACCTAACCAAGTTAAAACTTCTGAACTTCCAGTACTATATAAGGTAAAAGGAGGTTCGGTGTTTGATTTAGGGTAAGAATATTCTGATCCACTATTATAGTATAAGAAGTATTCATACCCATCAAAATTCTTTTCTATTTCAGCAATTTTACTTGTAAATTCAGCATTACTTTCACTGTATGCTATAGATCCAGTTCCACCATCTGTAATTTGGGATAGAATATTGTTTAAAGTATTTTGATATTGTTCTATCAATCCTACTTTATATACAAAGTTTTCTAATCTAGTATATGCTGATGAAAATTGTATAAAATCATTATAGTCTGTATAATCAACACTAATAGATACTTCTTTTCTATTTAATAAGTTTTTAACTTGATTAGCAGAGCTTGTTAGATTTGTTCCTATTAATGAGTTATAATCATAAACTTGACTTGCTACTCCTGATTCTTGTGTTAAATTTAAAGAATAATTTGGACCTAAAATAAATTGAAAATCATTAGGTATAAATTCTTCAAAAGGGAAAGTAACATTATATGCTTGGGGTGCTGAAATTTCTTCTACTACCCACAATGTTGATTTTAATCCAAATTGTACTGGTAAAGGTTCATATAATTTTACTAATATAGAAGGTTCAACTTCTGATTCAGTATCTAATTTTATATTGTTTGCAATACATTGTTGATCATTACCAAAATTAAGTAAGAAATCTACAAAATATTCGGAGTTTTCTCTTGATGATATAAAATCATTACTTGAGCTTATAATCCTACTATCTGCTATAGTATTACTTTTTAATCTAACCTCTGTTCTATCCGAACTAATTTCACTAATATAGTAATTAACTGTTATATTTGAATCTAGTAAATATCTATAAAAATTATATGTTGAATAAAATGAACCATAATCATATCCTATGTTTTCTAAGTCTTGATTAGGGTATAATATTGTATCTCCATTTATAACACTATATGAATTTACAGAAACTGCTTTAATATTTGGGGCAGAAGGATATATTAAAGTTTTATTTTCATCATAGGCATAATATTCTATATAATCAGTAGATGAAGTAAAAGCAGTATCTAATCTCGATGAAGAGATTAATATATTATCTTGTTCCGTATATTGTTGGAACTCAAATGTTACTGGATTTACTTGTTGTATTGTTATATTATTATCCATATTAATATGTTCCTGATGTTGTTCCACTTCCACCTGCCGTTGATGTTGAAGTTGAATTTGAAGGTGAATTTGCTACTATACCTGAGTTAGTAGTTCCTTCATCAAACTCTTCAGTAGAATTTAAATTTAAATCTTTTGTTACTTGTTGTATTGTGTCATCACTAGTATTATCTAAAGCTTGAGCATCGAAGTCAATAGTTCTACCTGTTAATGCTTCTACTTTTTCAATTTGTGCTTGTAATAAATCTTTTCTTAATTGTGTTATTTCGTCCTGTAAGCTATTAATTAATTTACTATCTTGGTCATAATTAATATACTGAGCACTTGATTCAATTAAAAATTGGTGGGAATTAGTATCACCAAAAGCTGGTATTTCGTAGAATAAATCATTATATTGTTCAAAAAATTCTTCAACTGTAAAAGTATCATCTAGTTGTTCGGGTAGAGATATATTACCTAATTGTCTAAATTTAGTGTCAATTATTTTAGGATATTCTGTTTTAGAATATACTTTTTTTATAAGGTCAATTCTTTCCTCTGCCATTTTATAGCTTTTTAACCATTAATTACTTTAAAGTAATAGTTTTCATCCATTACTATAGTATTCCCTTGTATTTCTGTTTGTATCAAAATTTGATAATATCTTTCTGGCTCTAAACCATTCATGTATACTTTAAAAAAGCTACCTGTTGGATCACAACTTATTTGTGTAAATTCTTTATCAAAATCAACCACAAATTCATTAGTATCTAAATCTTTTATTGCATAATAAGATGAAGATGGTAATGCATAATTCAATGTATCAATAGATGATGTTTCAAAGGTACGAACTGGGAATTCAGGACGCACGTTTAATCTAAAATTATTTATGCTTTCACTATAAAAAACACCTTGGTTATTATCTAATGACATAAAAACATCAGGTGTTGATATTACATTTAATTGTTCAATATCAAAAGTTGATAATGTTACTACTGCATTTGTAGTAGCACCTGATACTGCTGGTAAGTTATTTAACGTAGCAGCATTCCAAGTTAATACATCATTTGATTTATATCCTGATCCTATTTCTTTAACAAATACATCTACCATAGATGAACTTTTAAATGTAGCTCCATAAGTAGCACCTATTCCTGTTCCTGTATTTGAATCAGGTGCAGGTAAAGATTGTGTATATGAACATGATATTGAACTTGTTATTTCGTTTGTTGGATATGAACCTGTTAATGTTCTTCCTTCTTCAAATGCACCACTACTAGTACTATATGCAAAATCCCTCCATTTTATTTCTAGTTGTGGTGGGTATATTGTGTTTGTATCAACTGAGTAATAGCTTAATTGAGGTGTTACAGCACTTGATGTTGTAAACTCTATACTATCTTCCCATTTAATAATAAATCCTTCATTTTGGATATCTGTTCTTCCGGTATTATTTCCTGTTGAACCTGAATGCCATATTTTTACAGCATTAGTTACATTCATATCTAAATCTTTGTCACTCCTTAAAGTAAACATTTGAGATGAAGTAATATCTGTAATTCCTTCATATTCACCTCCTACTACATTTGAACCTGTAAACCAAACAGCTCCTCCTGTATTGTCACTACCACTCCAAGATGCTGTAACTAAAGTTCCAAATGATGTTATCGGCCATTCTGTTGAACCTGAATATGCTGAGTATTTCCAACTTACACCTGTTCCATTTATAATGTTATCTAAATATTGTCCTGTACCATTATTCCACGATCCAGATATAGGGTAAGCATATAATGTTGAATCTAAAGTTATATTAGTTGCTTTAGCAACATAACTTTTTAAACTAGCTGACCAGTTATTCCAATTTGATTGAGTTACATTTGAAATAGTTGTTAACACATTATCAATTTCTGATTGATTAAATTTAACTAACGATCTTGCTACTCTAGCAACAGGGTTTGATTCTGTTACTTCGTTTTTTACATCTAAGATAGCATCAAGCCCAGTATTCATATATCTATATGCACTGTATATTGATGCGTCTTTTTCAGGAAATAATTTATATACTGCCATAATTAAAATATTGTTACTACCCTACCTTTAATGTCGGTATTTGGATATTTAAGTTCAAAAATACTAGGATCTAATGAAGGGAATATTGTACCATTTTGGTTGGCAGCATTCATATCATAAGCCCACTGTGAATATCCAGCTGAAACACCTGCTTTATTTGTAAGGTTTATTTGTTTAACTGTTTGTACACCATCAATTGCATCTAATAATACAAATAAGTCTGGTGTAATAATGGGTTGGTTAATTTGCCATCTATCTATATTAAAATAATTTTGTAATGCTACAATACATCTTTGTAATACTTCATTGTTATTAAAATTAGGATATGTAATTATTTCAAAATCAATATTAAAATTAATAATAAATGCATCTTTAATACTAATAGTATCTCCAATCATCCTATATTCATTTATATAAGATTTTAAATTATTTTTTAATGTTAATGATGCTGTTGTTAATTTTTGGTTTAGATCCGATGTTAAAACATATATATCTAAAGTTGTATTAGCATCACTAGCATTTGGTTTTTGTGTAATTGCTTTAGATATTACTCCATATTTAGGATCCATACTTAATGCTCTTACTAAATAATCATTTGCAGTTACGTTTCTTAATTGTGTTGAAAAATTTGATATACTATTTTGTCTAATTTCTTCTATTGTATCCCCATCTTGTCCTCCACTTGCTGCTATTACATTATTTGCTGCTAAAGTATTAAATATATATTGTGCTGTTGTTGGGTTTAAATCAGCATTTATAAAATTTATTGTTGATGTATTTAATTCATTTAAAGTATTAGAAGGTACATTTGAACCAACACCACCACCTGTATAATATCTAATTGTTAGAGTCGTATTTGAAGGGGCTACACCATAAGTATTTGTAAATATAAAATTGGTTGGTGAATATGCTGTTGTCATTTTGTTTTGTAAAAATGGCAAACCTAAACCTACGTTAAATGGGTTTGGTACTATGTCTTCTGTTGTTGAGTTGGAACTACCAGCACCAAACTGTAATTGTAATGAGTTTGAATTTAAAAATCTAGTAGCAAATCTATTTTGTACTTGTTTTGTTTGAAGTAAATAAGGAGCATCAGTGTCAAGATATGTATTTGGATCATTTGTGTTAGTATTTTTAATACCATCAAATACTTGTTCTTGCCCTAAATAATCTACTTGATACCATTTATTACCATCTGAGTCAACTACATCTAATATTCCTGCTATATTACCAGCTGATATTACAGTTGTAGCAAATTCTTGTGGGGCACCAAATGATACTGTTGTTGTATTTATATTACCTGAGAATGCTTTTCGTCTTTTAGCTAATAAATAATAAACTGGTAAGTTATTAGATACTTGCGCTACTGTTATTGTAGTTGGATCTAATGAACTTGATACTGTAAAATCTATTGGTTCTTCTATTGTAAATGCTTGACTTCCACCTTGATTTGTAATTACTGTATTTGCATTTACATATACAGCATAACTAAAATCTGGGACTGTTTCACCATTAACTAGTTTAGAAGGAACTTGTTGGTAAAAATCCATTATAGTTGTAGCTAAACCTGTTACTTTTGGTGTATAACCGTACATATAAGCTAAATCAAATATGTTACTTGGTTGTCTAGCGTATTGTAAAAAGTTTTCTTGTATTTGGTTGTCTAAATAAAAGGATAAAACATCCCCTACATAGGCTGCTTGTTCCATAAACATCATCCCAGGGGAGGTTTCAGTAAAATCAGTGTATGTAGTAGGAAAGTATGTTTGAGAATAGTTAATCAGTTGATTTCTATACTCAGAAAAATCCTTATTAATATATTGTATGTCTCTTTTAATTGCCATTAGTTAAAAGTTAAAGTTAGTTCATCTTCAATACCAGTATTTACTACTGAGTAATACATTTGAACTGATATTTCATTTGAATCCGGGTCTTCTAATAAAGACAGCTCTTGAAGATCTATGTTTGGAAAATTAGTTTTTATCTTATTTCCAACATCATCTTTTAAAAATTCTAATGTGTTATTTGATATTTGTTCAAATATAAATTCTCTTAAACCACCACCAAAAGCCGGATTTCCTGGCCTTTCACCTGGGTTAGTTAAGAAATAATTTATTAAATTGTTTTTTATAGATTGTGCCGTAGTATAATTTGGAATAAACACAGCTCCCCCATCTAATGGAAGGTCTACACCTATACCAACTCGTGGTCTAGTGTCATTAGGAAATTGATTTATTGCTCCAAATGCCATTTTTTATCCTTTACTTTTCATTAATCCCATTATTTGATCCATGCTTACATTACCTTGAGGTAAACTTCCATTTGCTGACATAGTATCAACAGGCCCATTTACTTGCATAGGAACATCTGCTGATGTAGCATTTATAGTTCCATTATTTCCAGGCATCATCCCATTTAAAACCCCCATCATATTTTCTCTTAATTTTATTTTATCATTTTCGGGTAATGGTTTTGCTTCTATAGCTTTTTCTACTATCGGGGCAGATGTATGTGATTTAGGTGTTTTAATAGCTTCTAGTAAAATATCCTTCATCTCTTCTTGGATTGCTTCTTTAACTGCTGTTTTTACTATGCTTTTTAATTGATTTAATTTCATGTCAAAAAATTTAATTTATTATAAATATTGGTTTAGTTTGCTTTTAAGTCATTTTGTTTAATATAAAATGCTAGTTCGTCAATTAGTATTTGATCATCTGCAGCAAACGATTTTTCTCCCTTTAAAATTACTATTCCTCGTGAGTCTTTTGCAACTGCATAACGTTGATATAAATCTCCTTCTCCATAATTTTGAGCATTTTCTGTATCCGCTACTACTATTAATTCAAACCCATTTACAAAATTATCTGGAGTTTCACCTTGTGCATCTTGTTGTGCCTGTAATGCTAATAATTCTGAATTAATTTCTTCCATTTCAAGTTCTCCATCAGCACAGTCTCCTATTAATAAATCAATAGTTTTTAAATACTTTAATATTATAAATAAGCATATAACTAGTATAATTAAAGATATTAATATGGATTTTTTTATGTCTTTAAACTCCTTGGCAAAAGTTATTAATAATTCTTTTATTTCTTGAAGTTTACCTACTAAGGAATAACTTGCAAATTGTAAAGGAATAGGTAATTTATCTAATGCTTTTTCTATTATTGCGAAGTTTTTTGTTAGAATTAAAAACGCTACTGCTAGTGCTGAGTTAGTTATAATAACACTATATATGTTGTTTAATTGTCTTACTATTGAGTTTCTTCTTTTAATACACTGCTTTAATATTGTATTATCAGGACACCTAGCTTGATTTTTTTGTGCTAATTTAGCTATTCCAAAATTAATTAATAAACCTATAGCAAGTGGTAATAATTTTTGTTGTGCTATAGTAGCAAACCCTAATACTTCTTTTTTTACAGCATTAATGGTTCGTTCAACAGGTTCAAATAATATATCTATCTGTTCATCTATTAATTTATTTATTTCATCAACAACTTTTTGTTTTTCTTCTTTTGATAACTCTTTAATATTTAACATTCCTACAGGAGGGAGTTGTTCTTTAATTACATGATCACCTTTAATCATTTGTTGGAAGTAAGGTGTAAAATTAGTATCAACTCCTTCACCTGTGTTATATAATAAAATAGGTCTTAGAGGTACAACGGGATAATCTGGGTCTCCTATTACTGGTATTCCAAATTTAATTTCAAATTCCCCATCACCATCGGTTTTAATTTCTTTAGCTTTTTTTCTTTCATCATCACTCATACTTTGTAAACTTGGGTCTTGTATGTATGATATTCTTTCTGTGGTTTTAAAATTAGACCACCTAAATGATTTTGCTTCTTCTAATTCTTCTCCTTCTTCAAGTTTTTCCTTCTGTCGTTCTTGTCTTTGTTCTTGTCTATTATCAAAATTATTTCTTCTTTCTTGAAGTCTATTCCATCTTTTTTCATCTAATTGTTCTACTATACCTTCTTTATTAGTTGCAAAGAATGATTTTTTATAAACTACATTACCATTCTCATCTTTTTCAGGTACTATAGGATATAATACTAAGGGGGATGATACTGGTATTCCTGGTATGTTTGTTTTTTTACGAAGATCATATAATCTTCCTTTTACAGTAAATACTTCTATTCTTATAGAACGTAATATCTTTTTTATTTTATCAGCGTCTTTTTTTGCTTTTGTAATATCATCTCCATCAACATTTCCGGTATCAACTCCTAAATTCTTTTTAATTAGTTCTATACCTTTAGGTGAACTTAAAAATGATTTTGCTGCATCTAATATTGTATCTAAATCTAACTTCATGCTATACAGATTTTACTTTTTTAGATAAAAATTTAGATATATCATTTTGTATATTTTGGATTTGGGGTATTATCATTATAGCTTTTGCTGATGTAGATGTAAGACTTGATTCACTTGATAATGAGCTACATAATGTTTCTACATTTTTTAATAAACTAGAAAATGATTTCATAAAAGTATCACCTAATACTAAGGATTCATTGGCTTCATTTCCACCTAAATTAATATATCCTCTTTCGCTGCTTAAATTAACATTTTTTTCTCTAGAGTTAAATCCTATATCTTCATTAGATTCCCCTATTATTGATTTTTGAGCAGACATTATAATATTATCTTCTTTAGAATTAAAAATTAATCTATTAGAATTAACCATTACCTGTGACCCACTATATTGTCTAGGGTCTATAGGTGTTTTTGATATAATATTATTTAAAGGTACAGTTGCAGATTCTCCTACTGCTAAATTTAATGTTGCTATTTCTAAAGGTACACGTTGAGTTGAAGTTAAATATATTGATGTTGGGTCATCATTTATACTTTCAACTATTGGAACCCATGATTCATTACTTCCTGTAATTTTGGGTTGACCATTTTTTAATACCATAATAGGGCTCCCTTGTTTTCCTATTGAAGACCAATTATTAACAATATCACCATCAACCGTTGTTGTACTACCTAAACGAATTGTATTACTAAATCTACCTTCAATTATATTATCACCTGCAAATGGTAAAATAGGTTTAACATTTCCGTTTTCTACAAATTTTCCCCCACTCTGACCATTAAGATCAAGTTCAAATTCTTCATTGTTTTCTTTATTTGTAGCACCCGCTTGAATACTATCATAAGATTTAGTCTGAGATGGTGAGTTAGTATTTACTAAGTATGATGGATAACCATTCTGTTCAGGATGATTCCAAATACCAATTGGATTTAAATAATAATATTCATAATTGCCTGCAGCTCCTGGGTTTTCTGTGGATGGTAATTTAAATAAAAGTACTAATTCATTTACTAGTGGAAAATTTTTAAATTGTGGGTATAAGGGTTTTGCAGTATTAGAAGGATCATCAACTGTACTTGTAGGTTGATCTAATATTTCATATTTAATTGTACCAATAGCACCCCACCCACCTTGTTTAAATAATTTTGAGTCTGAGTTTAAAGAGATATCGATAACCCTAGCTACTATTAAATTATTTTTTAAATCTTCAATAGTACTATCTGAATTATTAGAACCTCCAGTAAGAGTTCTATTTAAATAAGCTAAACCTGTTACAGACATTATTTTTCTTTACTTTCAGTATAAGTTGTGTTTAATTTATCTAATTCAGCCATTAATTCTTCTTTTTCGGCTTCGGTAATACCCAATGAATCATCGCTGCTACTATTATTAATCGCACGCTGTACTATAGTAGCCATTTTAATTAATTGTTCATCGTTACGAATACCAATTTCCATATATTCTTTAATAAGTGGTACAATTAAAGTTGCATCACCAATATCATTAATTAATGGTTTTAGTTCTGATATTAAACCTGAAATTTGGGTTTCTTTTTTCTTTTGATTATCGTAAATCTCACTTAGTATGTCCGAAAACTTTTTTTTCTTAAATACAATATTGTCTAGTGATCCCATAGTGTTTTTATTATAAATATGGATATAGGATAAACTTAAAACTTACACCAACCGTTTTCTAAATAAAAGATATATTGACTTTTAAAAATATCATGAAGTTTATCTGCTATTTTAGTTATTTTTGGGGTTTTTACATCAATAATTTCTCTAATATAGATATAAAGTGCTTTTTTATTAAAAACTTCAATAGTTTCTCTTTTTCTAAACAACTCAAGTATAGCATCTGCTATTTGAGCATCATTTTTCTTTGGAAATAATTCAAAAATATTTTCTGTAGTGTGTTCTACAAATAATTCTATATACTTACTTAAATCATCTTTAGCTGCTCCATCACCCATACTGTAAGTATGTGTTGATTTTTCACCCATTAATACATCAACTTCAACCTTTTTAATTTTTTTATTATAGTTTTTAGTGTTATATAATATTAACCAACGTTTAACTATAGTACCAAAATAAGAGTAAGCTTTAGCTCCTCTTGTTGGGTCAAATAAATGAATTTTTGATAATAAAAAGGTTATTATCTCATGTTGGAGGTGTTCTAAATTCTCAACCTCTGTATGGTAGAACTTAAATGTGTGAATAATGTTTTGTGTTAGCTTAAAAAACGCGTAATGAATTTCGCGCTCGTAAATTTTGGATCTAATCTCAGAATCTGGTGTGTTATTGTAAAGTACAATAGCGTTTTCCGTATCCTGAGTAAAATAATTTTTACTCTTTTTTCTTCTTTTTCTTACCATTAGTTGATTTTAAACCTTGATATACCATCTTGTATTACCTTTATTTGTTCAAAAAACCAACCAATCTCATCATCACTTTTAAACGTACCTTTTTCATCAATTTTTTTAAGACGTTCGTCTGTGAATTCGATTTGTTTATTAAATTCTGTTATATAGTCATCATATTGTGTAATAATGTCTTCTTGCTTTTCAAATTTACGTAGTAAGTTCCATGAAGTATACATAAATATTACTACTAATAAACTTAATATTGAAATTATAATAATTGCTGTTATTGACATTATTTTTATTTTATAAACTATCTAACATATTCTTTAATCCTGGACTAGAAACTGTGTTTAATGCCTTAGATTTAGAACTTGATTTCTTATTCGTCGACAATGTAAATGACTTCTTTGTGGTAGCCACGCTATCTTTAGAAAATTTTGGAAGCCATTCAATTTCAAATTCAATACGTGCAGCCATCATATCAGCTTGATGCAAAATGAATGGTAAAGATGTACGAGGTTTTGTTTCGGGCATAAATGATTTTAAATATTTCTCATTAGCCGAATCATATAAACCATCATGTGTCTGGATAGCTAACATTTCATTAAATGTATATTTGATATCATGTGATTGTAGTAAAAATAACCCACGATCTGGAACAGCTGCAAATGCAATTTTCTTATTATGCATATATTCTTCACCTAATTTATCTCGTCTCCACTGATCAGTCTGAGGAATATAAGATTCATGTTCTGAGTCGCCCATTTTACCTAAATCATGGTTAATAGCAGAAAATATTAATTCTTCAATAGTAAATGTAGAAGTATCCATTCCAAATTCCTTCCAAACATCATACATTTTTAAAGATGCATCAACAACTCTATTTACATGATCAACATATCCGCCTGGAAATGCTGAGTGGTATTCTTTTTTATGTGATGCGGGCATTAATATTATTCGTTCTTCATATTTTTTATAGAAGTCTAATAATTTTTGTTTACGGTCACCTGTAATGTGTACACTGATGTTGTTGTTGAATGTTTCCCAATTCGATTGGATTTGTTCTGCTGTCAATTTCATAACTTTTATTATTTATTTATATTTGTAACGTTTAATCCCTTTACCCCCTGGTGCCTTTGTTTTAATTCCCATTTTTTCCTAAACCCTGTACGTCCAAGATAATGGAAAGATTTTACAATGGCACGGAATTTTCAATATCTTTTTTAAATACTTTTACCTTCATTAAGAATGCACATTTTTCATATGCTTCTTCTTGTTTCAAAATAACTAATTGCTCTATTAAGTGAATCAATAAGTTCTTCTTTTTTAAAATCCATTATTGCTTCTAAATGGTTTCTGTCTTCTAAATCTATCTTTTTGATATAATGGTAAGCCCTATTATAAACAGTATATTCAGATGCTGACTTGGTATCTTCTATACTATAATTAGGGGATTCTGCCTTTAAAAACTTTTCTAACTTTTGATGGAATACTTGATGGTTTACTATTAATTTAGTAAACATACCTAATTTAGTAAATGGTTCATCTAATATCATAGATTTAATATTCGTATTTGGGGGCATTTCACCCTCACTATTAAATAAATTA